TTAAGTTACCAGAACTATCAAATCCTAAAGCTTTACTAGCTCTATCTGTTGCACTTTCTGTAAATTCAGATGTAGTAATCGTATTTGTTCTTGAAACTTTAAATGATCTATCTAATTCTTCTTGCAGCTCTTGTGCTTGCATTAACGCTTTATCTAAAGCGTCTTCGTGAGTCTCCGCAGGAAAGGGATCATTTTCTATGTAATCAGTCTCTTGAGTTAAAGCTGTATTTCTTAAAAGAACTAAAGTCGTTCCACTTGCGGGAGCTGTAACCATAGTAACTGTTCCGCCAGCGGATCCATTATCTACAATAGCGTAATTCGTAGATCCAGTTCCTTCAGATTTAACTGTTTCAGTTCCAGTAGCCGATCTCTCAATTACTGTAATTTCATCTGTTGTGTTAATAGGAAAGGTATAAGCAAAAGCTGTTGTTGAACCATTACCGCTATAACTATTTTTAATTGTTGTTGTGCTGATTGTCATTAATTAAATCCATTTAATTCGTTTCTAAATTTCTCCTTAGCAATATTTAATGGTCTTTCGAACATCCCATTTAGTAGGAGTTGTTCAAAAACCTTTGAGCGAATGTTTGAAACTTCTTTAAGAATGAGCGTTTTCCTGAAGTAGTCGTTTGGAGCGTTTTTATATTCTTTTGAATTTATAAAACTCTCTAAACCATCCTTTACCATTAATCCAGCTATTCGTCTATACTCGGATATTTCTTGGTGATTAAGATCTACAGTTATTCTATTTCTAGGTAGATCACTTAATGCTTTTTGTAAACCTCTATTTTTACTATATTTAGCTTTTAAAGCCTCCATTTTTAATGGATCTAAGATAAGATATTTTCTTATCTCTTTAATATCAGGCATTAATCTTACTAACTCTCCATGTAAAGCTGGGGATATATCTGCCTCTTGTTTCTTTCTAATAAACCTGTAAGCGTATTTTGCCTTACCAAAAATATCATAATCAGGTGGAGCATCTGCGCCCATACCAGGTGTGTTGTTTTTAATGTTTTGAATCATAGAACCTACCTCCAGGGAACTAGAAGTAACTTTAGCATCATCATCTCCGCCAATTTGATCCATCCATCTTTTAGTTTGTCTTGATATTCCAGGAGTTGCAGCGCTTTCAAATAATCTTTTACCCATTTTGTTAAATTGTAATAATTGATCTTTATCTCCAGCAATTAAATTAAAGTATTCTTTAGATTGTTTTGTATAACTTTTATTAAAAAAGTTTTCTCCAATAGAAACGGCTAAAGCAGAAAAGGCTTTCATAAAAGCCTCTTTGTCTCCACCTTGCTCCCATATCTCTCTAGCTAATTGATTAATATCTATTGCTTGAGAAAGCATCTGACCAAAAGGATCTACACCATTATAAGAAACAACAGTATCTCCTATAAGAATAGAATTTTTTGGCATATCTAAAGCCTTCTCTAAAGCATAAGGTTTAGATTGTATTTTTTTATTTGGGTTATTAGTTTTAATAGTAGCGTTAGTTCCTGTACCCACTCCAAAATAACCTAAAGAACCAGCGGATAAAATAAACATAGTTCCAATAGAAAGTTTGGCATTGGCTAGATCTCTGCTAGCTCCGCCTTGTTTCCATTGTGTACCCCAATCAGTTAAAAGGTTTAGACCTGGAGTACGCTCAGATGCGTATCTTAATATATTTGTAGGTGTTTGAATAAAAGTAATAACATATCTTCCAAATGGCATTTTTCTAATTTGTTTAACACCATGCGCGCCTTTAGAAAGTATATCTCCTTTTTGACCAGTAGGAGTTTGAAACGTAATGTATCGTGCCTCTTTAAATGCTGCCTCTTGAGCCTCTTTACTTGGATGAGCTATAAAGTTAGCAATAAAAGCTCCTGCATCTTTTTCAGCTAATCTTCCTTCTTGCATTAAACGAAAAGCTTTTCTGTAACCTAAAGCATAAAGCTCTGATCTATAGGAAAGTGTTTTAAAAAATATGTCTCCAGCATTTAGTGATTTAATAGGCAATCCATTTAAAGTTGCTATCTTACCAATAACATCGACACCTTTTGCAAGTGTATTATTTTTAACTCCCAAACCAGATGAAGTGAAAACACTCATAGGAGCCTCGACTTTAGAACCAGCTACTAAAGTTTGTTCACCATTTAACGCTTTAAAAAACATCTCGATCGCCTCACCATAAGCCATCTTCATTCCATAGTGTTTGGCATATCCTTCAAAGTGTGCAACACCATCTTTTTTATTAATGAGTCTAGTCCAGTTAGATGCTAAATTTCTTTCAGCTATAGAACTGTATAAAGTAAATGTATTACCACTTATGTTTTTAACGTGAGTAATAGGATTTGATAAAATTAAATTGATAAAACTTTCGTAGGCAGCATCTGATAATTTACCTAATTTAGCCCACATATCTCCATCACCAATAAATTGACCTCTTTTATTTTTTTCTAAAGATAAATACATTTTAGCTGTTTTAGCAATATCTGATGATCCTCCCATTTTCTCAATAGTATGAGCCATGTTTAGTTCAGCAAATTGTGAATCGCTAAATCTTACAGAGTTAGCCGTAAGCTGCCATTCTCTTAAAGCTCGACCAGCATCAGATCTTAAACCTGATAATTTTTGATGTAGATTAGCAACTAAAGCCATTTCTTGTCTAAATAAAACTTTATCAGCATCAGTTCCATTTACAGCTTTTTTTGCTAGCTCATCTAATTGCTCTGCTTTGTAAACATAAAAATCTCTAAAAGCTCTTATCTTTGATGGTGGAGGAATTTCTCCTGGCTTTGTTGCAAGAAATTCAAATTGTAATTTAGATCTATCTTTGCCTACTAAATTAGCTAACTCGTTAATATCTGTATCTTTTGTTTTTGTAGTAAGTTTTTTTGAATAAAGTTTTTCGTGAGCTGCGATCATGTCATAAATACTTTGATCGCTTTCTATATATTTAATATTAAAAGTATCTAAATGTTTTGAATTTTTATAAACACTTGTAGAACCAGGTTTAACAAGATCTAAAATAACTTGTTCTTCTTTTGGTGTAGGTTTGATTAAGTAATTATTTTTCTTAGGTACTGCCGTTCCTTCACCAGAGATTATGTTTCCACCTTCTGCTTGAGCTACACCTTCTGTCGTTTCAAAGGCTTGTTCTTTAACAATAGATTTTTCCTCTATCTTCTTAGGTTTTCCTTTAGACTTTTCTAATATATCGCTTGTTGTTTTAAGGATATTAGAAACTATAGGTTTTGTTAAATCTACAGCTGCCTTAACAGGTTTTTTTACAATTTCTTTTAATACTGGTCCAACCATGTTTGATTTTATTGGGATAAGATTTATCCCATTTTCCTTTCTCTTATACTAATAATTGTTTGTTGTGTAGTGCTATTTATAAACTTCTATGCCTTTTTTTTCTGTCTGAATAACAGCGCCTTTTCTAACAGTTCCTGTTTTAATTGTTGCTGATCCTGCAGCCTGTGGAGAAACAACATCATAAACATACTGAATTCTACCATCTAAATCTTTGCTAAAATATTTGTCAGGAATTAATCTACCTGTAATTAATCCTCTTTTTAAATTTTTCATTCTTGCTGTATTAGTGGGAGCCTTAGCGTAAACCACTTTTACTTTATAACCATCATTAGCAAAATTATTAATGACACTCATAACTTTTTCTTCACTATGACCAATGATTGGATAAACAATATTATCGCCTGCATCTTTAGCTTTATTTAAAACTTGTTCAGTTAAATATTTACCTTCTTCATGAACAGCAGAAGTTGCTGATAAATTTTTCTTACCTAGCATAGCCTTTTTAAAATGATCTGAGTCTATAACTTTAGCACCAAAGTGATCTGCAATAACTTTTCCTTTAACTGATTTACCTGATGCTGGAGAACCTAACATGATATGGATTATTTTATCTTTATTAACAGCTCCTTGCCCGTAGTAATGACCAATAGCATTTTCGTAACCTTTAATTGTAGTTCCATCAAAGCTAAACACTCTACTTTGCTGCCATGTAGGATCCATAATTTTATTAGCTGTTGATCCTAGTTCTCCTGTTTTTTGTTTTTCAACTAACTCTTTGATGTTTTTATCAGTTTTAATATTTTCAATTATTTCATCTGAAGGATTGTTTATATTTTTAACTACCTTGGTAGCTGTAGCTATATCGTCTTGATCTGGGTATTTTTTAGGAAAGACACCAAGTATTTTTTTATCTTGTTGTTTAACAATACCTTCAGATAATTCTTTAATATCTTTTTCTTCTCTTAAATATTTTTGTTTCTGAGATCTATCCATCCTAGAAACTTTCCAATGCTTATAAACTTCTTTTATTTTTCCAAATAATTTTTCAAATAATAAACCATCAGTAGCTCTAGCGCTCATATCAAGCATGCCTTCAACACTTACACCAGGTACTTTTTCATCGAACTGTCTTAATGATTTTAAAAATTTAGTATCACCAATAGCTTTTGAATACATATCGCTAACTAGCAATTCTTCATTTTTAAAGCCCATTCCTGATGCGAACATCCAGGCTAATAGATTTGCTTTTTGAACTCCAAAGCCACCTTGTAAAAATCTGGCTCTTGCTAAGAATAAATACGGAGCAGCTTGAAACATATATGTAGTTAATTGATTAGCAAAAGTTTTATCTCTTTCTGCATCAAGCTGATGCACTCTTTTAGATAAATCTCTTAAAGACATATTGAAGGGTCCAGGTGCAAGATTTGCCTCAGCCACTTCATCAACGAAAGGTTTTAAACCAGGGAAAACAGAAGTGGTTGAACCTACCCCATTTTCTATTCCTTTAAAAATTCCATAAATAGCATCCTCTGGAAGGTTTGCTACAAATTTAGGTAAGTGTTCTACAAAGAAATCTTTACTTAGTTCAGCAGCTTTACTAGCTACTTTACTTTCTACCTCAGTATGAAAGGGTAAAGGTTGCTCTATATCTAATTCTTTATCATCATACTTAGAATAAAACTTACCTGTATCAGCTCCTAGCTCATCAGCCTTTTTAAATGCCTCAGAGTTAAGAGTGTTTTCCTGATCGTATATTGGTTTTAATATACTTTTTTCTAAGCTTTCAGTTACGTTTAGTTCCATTATTTTTTCTTCATTAAGTTACTTATAATTGACGAGAATCCTCCTGCATTTTCACCTGAAGCAAAACTCAATCTTTCTTCTGGTTTAATTGAAAGATCTGATAAAGCGTATTTATATCTCATATCAAATAACTTTTGAGCTTTACCAAGGTTATCCATTTCAAATACAAATTGGTCGTGATTTAATTTTCCATCTCTATACATCTCTGCCATTTTGGTTTTATTCTCTATAAAGTATTTTGATCCACCAGCTGCTATGATTTGAGATGACCAATCCGATTCTTCTTGAAAACTAGGTAAAGGAAAGATTGACATATTAGGTAGAGCTGCTCCTGGATTAAACTTAGCTATTGTTTCAAATAAAGCATCTTCACTATTAATACCTTCATTCATAACTAAATTATCGTAATACTCTATAGCTTGAGATCCTATAGCCTTAACAGTTCTTGCATCTTCTCCTACCTCAAATTCATAACTTTCACTTGCAAAGAAAACTGCTTTTAATGTTGAGTAGTTAGATTTGTATTCATTATAAAGTTTACTATCTTTTTTAAGAGCGTTAATTTTTTTTAATGCTCTTCCTGTAGCCTCAGCAGATAAACCTAAGAAAGTAAGATCTGACTCTTTAACCTGCACTCTTTTAGAAAGAGCTTGTAATTCTATTGGAGAATCTGAACTAAAAATTTCTTCGTTAATATCTTCAGTAAGTCTTTCATCATTCAAAGGAACTACTCCAGCTCTATAATCAATAAGCTTATGATACATAGTTTCATCAATATCATTATTAACAAAAGCTCTTTTAATATCCTTATAGTGAATTAGCTTATCTGAAAAATCAGGATTATCTGCGTTTTCATGAAAATTTTTTATTCTTACTGCAATCTCGGCAAAGTTATGAGCTTGATCTCCAAGATTTTTAGCATCTATAATTTCTTGGTCTTGAATTTCAGATTCTATATTAGCAGCATGATTTTCATAAGCTTTTTCTAAAATCCATTCAGCCGTTTTAGTATCTTTAATATTTTTTAAAGTGTGTTTAGGATTATCAATAATTGATTTAGGATCATTAGAAGCTAAAGCAATACCCATATTCTCCTGAATCTTTTGTTTGTTTGCCTCTTTTTTCTTAATCCATTCAGCGGGTTTATAAAATAATTTATTATTAGAATTATTAAAATAATTATCAAGATAAGTTATAGATTCGTTGACTTGATTTCGATTGGTTGAAGATGCAACAATTTGTTGATGTTTGTTTATAGCAATTTCATCTGTAGCTACTTTTTCATCAAGAATATTTTAGTTATAGTCTTTTGTAAATCTAATCCTAAAGTGGATTGCTTGCTTGCGAACCAGGAATTAACTTTTCTTTTAACAGATGAATTTTCTTTAAGTAACATCTGATCTTTCATAATACTGGTAGTTAAATTAAATGAAGATAAGTCTTTAATGTTGTTAGATCTTTCGTAATTAAGAGTTAATTGACCCATATTCTTTTCAAGACCAGCGGAAATAGATGCTGCTTTATTAGCATCTTTAGTCTTTTTAACTACTGCCCATAAATTAACTGCTGCGTCTCCAGCTCCTGCTGCCGATTTAGTTGTTGAGGCATAAATAGAGCTTGGTGAGATAGCAAGTTTAGATGCTGATACATTAGTTGATTTTGTATCTATTTGTGCCTGTGATCTATAAAGTTTAATAGCCATTAAGTCGCTCCATATACAGTTGCGCCAGTAGTAAGTAGAGATTGACCAGCATCGTAGTAGCTCTGTTGTTTTTTAAGTTTGCCTTCCCATTGAGCTAACATGCCTTCTGTCTCTCTCATTAATGCTGCGTTCTCAGATCTTGATTTAGCGTTTACTGCATTAAATTTCAAAATCTCAGCATCAGTTTTTAATTCATAGTCTTGGTCAATAAACGCTTCCATAGGAGTACCTTCCATAGTAACTCCACTTTTTAAATAAGAAACTGTTAATTGATCTCTAATTTGTTCAGCAGTTTTATCAAATTTAGGTTGCTCAAATTTTTCATAAAAATTCCAAGCTTGATCTCTTTCTTGCCTAATAATAGAGGCATCTCTATCTGCAAGATTTTTATTGTAAGTTCCTAATTGCTTTGCTGCTTTTCCACCTTGTAAAATACTAATAAATGACATTAATAAACCTTTGCGTATAAGTAATAATCTGAACCATCTGGTCCATATTGTTTCATTAAACCTTCTCTTTTAAATCCTAACCACTCTGCAAATCTAATTGCTTTTTGACAATCAGCTTTCACACCCGTTTGAATCCTTTTAATATTATTATTTGTTGCCAAATAATCCGTTCTAACCTTGATAGCTCTAGCGCAAGTAATAGGATATTTCCAAATTTCCTTACTTGCGATAACCCAACCCTCAGCTACGTTATCCCAAAGATGATTTACACCTCCTGCCGCAATAGGTTTGTTATTAACTAAACCAGTAAACGACATTCCAATCTCTTCGACAGCGACAACATACTTTTGATGTTCTGGTCTTAATTCCAGAGCTGGTTCATTTATTCCTAATTCAAGAATAATTTTAGCATGCTCGCTTTTAAAAGGTATAATTTCAACTTTAGACATTCTCTGTTTCCAACCTAGGATAAATTCCTAGAATTGTCATTGGCAGAGCTTGTGGTTGTTGAACGTAAACTAATCCCTCTGTACCATAGTCTGAGTCAAATTCTATAAATTTATCTCCTGTAAACAGCGGTACGGGTAAATTCATACTTGCCGAGCTATCTCTAAAATTAATAGCAGTTAGATTGTCAACATTGGGTCCAACGCTGGCTCCAACTGTTTCATGAAATCTAACCGACAAATCATAAATTCTTTTTGTTTTTGTTTGTGTTGTTTCTGAATATCCTTCATCTAATCTCATGGTTTGTAAATCAGATGAATATAATAATCCTATCTTAGCTTCTTCAGATGATGTGTCTATCGTAACAGCTCCCGATGATACTGTTTTATTATTTTGTGCAGCACCATCTCCTACAATCGCCACTTGTTCTCCCTCTAAATGATCTAAACCTGTTAAAGAGGTTGTGGATCCTCCACTATAAGTTAAGCCAGAATCTACATAATGAAATGCAGTTAAATCTTTACTAAAATTAAATGGAGTAAAATATTCAACATATCTTCTTACTGCTCCATTAATCCATCTTTTAATTATAACCCAAACTTGATCTTCATCTGCATCGCCATTAATAATAGCAACGCTTTCTACTTCTGCATGTTTTAAAATATTATCTGTTTGTTCTGAAGTATGAGCTGCTGTTAGATTTACAGGAGTTAATAAATCAGATTTAGCATAAAGCTGAAATTGATTATCATCTACTTTACCAACATAATATTTTGTATTTTCAGATAATCCTGTAATTGATGTTCCAGTATTATCATAATAAATAATTTCTCCAGATTGCAAACCATGTGCAACAGAATAAATTATATCTGTCTGAATATTAACACCTTGATAAATATATTGTGTTGTATCAGAACTAGGAGCGGAAGTTAAACTAATAGCTGTGCCAGCTGTTGCGTTTGCTGCAGTAGTGGCTAGTTTAATGGTATTGCTATCTGATGCAATCGTGTAATAAAGACTTGAATTATTTAATCCACCAATAGCATTAGAACCAGCGTAGTAATAAACGGGATCAGCTGTAGATAAACCATGAGAAGTTAAAGTAATTGTATTATTGGTTGTACTAACTATTGTGGAATTAGATGTAAAAGAAATTTGTTGTTGTATAATATTTTTTGTAGTATCAGACTTCCCGCCAAAGATATGACGATGCCAGGCTACTACTTGCTCTAATCGATTGTATGTTAGACCTGCTAGCACTCCATCGGTTCTAACACACCAGACTACCGAATAAGGCTCCTGCTGGTAATCCATTTGAGTAATACCCGATTCCGTTATATGTTCTGACAATATAGTCATATCAGGAGCCTGATAACCATCTGTGTCAAAATTATATGCTAGCTCTCGTATCTTTCTCTTCGCTCTTTGAAGAAAGATTGTAGCATTACCAATCGATAGCGCATCTACTCCTGCACTTCCGTAATTAGATTGTTTTCTAATATTAATATTTGTTGGTGTTATTGCGTCTTGTGCCGAACCAGAACTCACAGCATATTCACCGCCTGTTGTCATACAGATTAAAGTTCTTGTAGCTTTTAAAGATTTAATGGCATTTACTTGATTAGATGCAATCGTATAAACCATAGCATCACTTGCATTGGTTCCAGATGTCATATTCTCATAATCACCAGACTTTGAAAAAAATAAAGTTTGAGGTTGATCTGTTGTGCTGGCAAATACTAATCGTTGTTCAAAGAAAGATACACTTGAAGGATGACCTGTGGTATCTGAAAAAGAACCAAGTTGCCAACTTGCAGTAGCATCGGTATTTGCAAAGGCTTTAGTAATTGTGCAAACTACAACTGTTGTATTAGTTCTTCCTGTAATAACTGCTTCACCACTATTAAATTTTAAAATTCTTCCGACATCCGTTGTCGCCCAACCTACTCCACCATTAATACCAACTATAGCACTAGCTGTAAAATTGACGCTAGTTCCAGTACCTGAAGAAGCTGGAGTTATAGTTGTTGTTGTGGTGTTGGCATCCATGTAGGGTCCAGTCTCTGCAAAATCGACTTCTGATAATGTCCAGGAAGTATGACCCGTTCTTGTAAGTTTTGAAACTTCGTGGCTGCTGTGGCAAATATACATGGTGTCAGCAGATTGTGCAAATTTCAAATCAAATAGTTGTGCTGTTGTATAGCTAGTTGTGATTTGATAAATTTTGTTAGCTGTTCCTGCTGAAGAATAAGTTGTATAGCTAGATGAATTTATATCTGTGCCATCAACGTCTTGTAGTTCAAAAGTATTGGTAGTTTTATCGGCAACTTTAAATGTTTTACCATTTACCTCTGTCATTCCTACAACACTTGTAATAGTTACAAAATCTCCATTTGAATAACCATGAGAGCTAGAGGTAACCACAGCTGGATTAGCTTTGGTAATAGCAGTAATTGTTTTATCACCTTCTGTAATTTGACCATTATCTTTAAAGAAACGAATATACTGATTACCAAATTCTAATATGTAGGTTTGTTCAGTAGAAAATTCAAAAGGAATAAGTCTTGTTTTATTCGCGGATGTTTTTATTTCAGATACAAAATAAGTTCCTGGTCGTCTTGTAGCTGGTCCATGAGGAAGTACCACAAAGTTTTCTAGTTTTGTGCATCCACTAAAGTATTTCTGAAAGTCTGTTCTTCCCTCCATACGAGAAGAAAGCTCCCCAGCACTAAAGCTGGGAACTGATAAAAGTTGTTTTCCCATTTTATGTTCTTGAATTTATAAAGTCGTCTGATTGTATTTGATCTGTTGGTCCAAGTGTTTGATCTGTATTAATACCACCTTCTCCTGCGTCTGTGTGTCTTGCTTCAGATAATTTGAATTGATATTTTTCGTTAAACATTTTTGTTACTTGTAGATTGGCAGTAATTGAATAAGCCATGTCTGCAGCTAAAGCTGCTGAGATTGTTTCTCTTAGTAACACATCCATTTCATTTGGATCTGTAATTTGAGAAAGATAAATTAAATAAAGCGATGATTCAGTTGATAATATTTTTCTACCTTCAACTTTAAAATTAGTGTCGTAAGCATTAATACCTAAAACTCTTAAACAATCACTAGGTAGAGTATATGAATAAGTAAAACCCCAAATTGGAGTATCACTATCTTGTGCTAATAAAATTCTTTTAACTAAGCAGTTCCAGGGATGTGATCTAAATACCGAATCTCTAACTGTTGAATATCTTTCATTGCATATTCTTGCGTTTTTAGAATTTTCAGTAAGAGCTGTAATAGAACTAGCTCCTAGTTGATTAAGTGCAGAATTACAAATTGAAATTACTGATGCCATTTTTATTCCTTAAAAATTTTGTTTGGATTATAGGCGAGTTAAGTTTCCCGCTCCCGCCTATAAATTTATTGCCTAGTTACAAACGTAGTGAATGTTGAAAGACATATCGCCTTCAGTTCCACCCGCAGCAGCCATAGTAGCCGCTATGTAGTAGAAACCTCCAGGGTC